CGAAGCCCGGAATGAAGCCGCCCGTGTGCATGTCCGCGCGCGGCAGGTTCGGGATGGTGCCGGTCAGGTTGTGCCACTGGCCGCCGATCAGGTCATAGACCCACAGCTTGTTGCCCGCGCTGCCGCCGTACAGCAATAGCGCCTGCGCCGTGGTGTCGGCGGTGAGCTGCGCGAAGTACCCGCCCGGCGGGCCATCCGGCAGGCGCGTCCAGGTGCGGGTCGGCACGTGGAACTTCCAGAACGCCGCCGGGTTCGGGGTAGTGCAGCACTTCGTGTTCGGGATGCGCCGCTGGCCCTCGACGAAGTACACCGTGTCGCCCACACAGGCGGCGTTATGCCGGGCGTTCTCAACGGGGAAATGGAATGGCGGCTTCGGCGAGGTCACCATCCGGTACGGCTCCGGGCCGGCGGGGTTCGGCTCGATGATCCGCACTGCGCCAACGGAATCGCTCATGCCGCCGAACAGCACCACCGTGTCGGTGCTGCCGCACGTGGCGGTGACGGCGTTTGCCGCAGTCCAACCGCCCATGTTCGCCACCACGCCATCGGCAAAGTCCACCAGATCACCGCGGGTCTTTTTGGCCCACGGCGGCGACAGGTACTCCCAGCGATTGGTCGTCAGGCTGAACCGGCCGCCGAAGTACGGGCTCGACTGGTAGAACGTGGTTCCGGCCAGCACCCAGAACTCATCGCGCCCGGCGACGTAGAACGCCTGGTGGTTGTTGCGGTTGGTCAGCGCCCGGATGGTCGGGTCGGACCATCGCCCCGACTTTGGAATCGTTTGACCGGCCGCGTCCTTGTCCCACAGCCACTTGTTGCCGGTGCTCGGCTGCAAGTTCTTGTGCGTGTTGGTCGCCGGGTCGTACAGCCACAGGCTGTTGTCGCCGTAGCTGTTGTGACTGTGCCCAAGGCCATAGACGAACTTGCCATCGCGCGTGACGGCGCCGCTGTACCAGGTAGTCTCGTAGTTGGCCGGCGACAGCGCCAGCTCGCGGTACGTGGCGGTGAACGTGTCGGCGCGGGCGGTGTTGATCGACAGGCCTAGGGCGAAAACCCAGCCGGCGAGAAGAAGCAGATTGCGGATCATGGGAACCTCGTATTAGTCGGCGGCCGGCTTGTCCGGGGTAATCCACGAGCCAAGCAGGCCAAGCAAGGCCGTCAGGCCGGCCGCCGCATCCGGCGGGATGTCCACCCCGTTGGCGGTGGCAATCGACACGATCACGGTGCTCAGCAGGCCGGCGGCGGTGCCTGCGGCGACTTTGCGGGTTGGTTTGGCTCTCATTGCGTTGCTCCCACGTAGGCGTTCCATGACTGAACGTACTGCTCGACCGTGCCCTTGCCCGCGGGCGTGTTGTAGTAGCGCTTCCAGTAGGCGGCCTGCGCCGGCAGGTCGTCGGCCGCAGGCAGCGGCGTGGGCACGCGCAGCAGATGCACACGGGCCATGGCGGTCGCGTAGCGCAGGTCGTAGACCATCTGGTCGGGAGACGGGTACGGCGCGGGGTCGTGCGCCCAGGACAGCAACAGCGCCTTGAGCGGTCGGCGCGATGGCAGGAAGTGCCGCCAAAGGTCGTCGTGCGTCGCCGGCTCCATCTGGTAGATGCCGCGCGCCGGGCCGCGAAGCTGCGCCAGGTACCGGCCGCCGCGCGATTCCTGCGCGGCGATGCCCAGCAACAGCGCCTCGGCCTCGGGCGAGTAGTGGCCCATGTCCACCAGCGTCGGGCGGATGATCAGGTCGCGCAGGTGCGCGGGCAGGATGCCGCTCACGTCATCTCGCCTGCTGGGCTCAGAACAAAATCATGCATTTCCTTCGGTCAGCACGAACGACGTTATGCTGACGGCCACGCCAGTGCTGATCGACGTGCTGTTCAGGTTCAGGTCCGATCCCGACGTGCCGACATTGCCGTCCATCACGAACGTGCCCGCCGAATCGACCACGCGGAACCATGTCGCCGTTCCGGTGGCGTTAGCCGCCGCATCCTGCGTGATTGCACTGGCCGTCAGTACGCCGCCCGATGCCGCGCCGAAGCTCGGGTCCGAAAACGTCAGTTCGGCCAGCAGCGTCGTCGCCGTGCCGCCAGTCGCCGGACGGGTGCCGTCGTAAATCCGAAGCAACCCCGCGCCCGATCCAGCGTCGACGCTCGCCGTCACCTGATTAAGTCGGGCATTCCGAAGTGCGGTCGAATACGCAATAGCCATATCCTATCCTCCAATGATTGTCAAAACCATGCCACGCGATCCGTATCAAGCAAAGCGCGGACGGTAAACGGCACCTGCTGGAGCGTTTGCGCTACAGACTGTTGTCGTTGCTCATATAGCTCGGCAGTCATGATTAGGATCGCCTGCCGAAGGTTTTCCGGCACGTCAGACGCCGCGTCGCCGTAGCCGGCCGTGAACCTAACCACTACCGAGTTAACTACGGCCTGTGTATCCGGCCAATACTGGCCGTATCCCAATGCGATTCTGGCCGGGGCGCTGATTGCGTCGACACGATAGACACTACTCGATACCGTCTGTAGCACTCCGTCAGCGTCAAGGTGCTTTATTGATTCGACCGACTGCAATGGCGCCCTTGGCAGTTCGAACAAGGCCGGCAGGCGGTCGCCGTAATAGTCGAAAACGGTAGTCACGAACGCCAGCCCTGAGTACACCTCACACCATTTGCGTGCGGCTACTATGGTTTGGGATATCAGTGCGTCTTCATTTGCCGTGTCGACGCGCAGGTGATCCTTTGCCTCTTGCAGCGTTACCGGTTCTACGGCCGGCGGCGTGACTACCTTGAGCGCCATATTAGGCGTTCGTCATTGCCGCGCTGATCTTCATCTTCCCGTTCGGCAGTATGACCGCAAGGTAGGCGGCCTCTGTGCCGGTGTCGGTCCAGGTCAGATCGATATCGCCGTCCGCCTCCGAGATGGCCAGGAAAAGTTTCTTTGCAACGATCGGAAGCAGCGCGCCATCGGTGCCGATCTGGATGCCGGTAGAGCCCCCAGTGGTCGCCAGAGCATCGCCGTTTGCGTCCGCCAATACGGCGATATGCACAGCAGATCGAATGGCCAAGTCACGGCCCTGCGCGTCCTTGAGCTGAATCGTAATGGCGCGAACGTTTGTTGCCTCGGCGCCGACCGTAATCGACGCATCAGCCACTGCGCCGCCAATGTCGACGATATCCGTCGAAGACGAAATGAACTTGTTTCGAGATGGCATCCTGATCATGTCAGCCTCCCTTGCGAGACTTGTTTGTGTGCTCCGGAGCGGCCTTGTTTTGGTGTTCCGGATCTGCCTTTTCTTTGATCTGCCCAAGGTCTTCGACGACGCCAAGGTCGACGAGGTGCTTGGCTTCCGCGGCGTCCATTTCCCGCACGTCGCCGACCATGTAGTCACGATCGCCGCGCATCGGACGCAGGCAACGATAGGTGTGTTTCACTTTCAGCCCTCCAGAAAGAAAGGGGCGCCGAAGCGCCCCTTGTCATTAAGCGACGTAACCCAGGTCGCCATAGATGAACGCCTCAGGCCGGTACACGGCCAGCGCCAGGCGCTCTTCGGCGAGGATCGTCACCAGGTTCTTGATGAAGTCGTCCTCGTTCTCGGTGGCCACCTCTACGCGCGCGCGCCAGCGGTCGAACACCTGAGCGCCCAGGCGGAAGGCGCCCACAAGCACCTTGTCGACCGTGATCGCCTGCGTCGCCACAACCGGCAGCCCCCACAGGGTCGGCGTTACCGTGCCCTGAGGATTGCCGATCAGGTACCGGCCCTGCCCGTCTTTCTCGGTCTCGATACGGGCCCAATCCGTCGGGTGCAGCACGATGCCGGTCGCCGGGTATTCGGCAAGCGACGCTTGCAGCATGGCCAAGCGGATGGTGTCGATTGCCGTGGCGTCAGTGATGGTGAACGGCGCGCTGTAGGCCGTGGCCTGCGGGATGATGCCCAGCAGGTTCTGCCCCGTGCCGTCACCGCTCAGCAACTGCACTTCCTCGATATACGACAGCCCGTAAAGCAGCCGGTTGTCGATGATCGACCGAAGCTGGGCAACGTCATCAAGCACCTGACGGCTCGCCTTCATGTAGTGCGCGATGACCTTCGCCGACGTGCTGACAAGGTCGAACTTCAGGTCACTGGCCGGCTTGGCCGCGGCTTCCGCCACCGGCGCCGCGCTGTTGGTGAAGCCAGTTTCCTTGACGTATTCGAGCGTCGAGCCGTCCATCTGCCCCTGCGACAGCAGGTCACGCACGGTCATCCGCCGCTGCGGCAACGGCATCACCCCAGACAGGCGGGTCTGGTTGATGGCGTCGCCGACCGATCCGGCGGCATCCGTGGTGAGGCTGGTTAGGGTCGCCTTGACCTCCATATCAACGCGCCCGCGCGGGGTGCCTTGCCCAATGAATGCCTTCACCTTTTCGTTAGTGACGAACATTTCACCGACCGACTTCTCCGCATCTCGCCGACTGCCGGCATTCTCCAAGATGCGCTGCTCAAGGGCATCGATCTGAGCCTTGATGCCGGAAACGCCTAGCAGCGCTTCGTCGGCAAGCTCCTTGGTCTTTTCGGCCAACGATCCGTTGGCTTTCGCTTCGCCGAGTGCCTGTTCGGCAACTTCGCGCACGCTACCAACGGCCTTCTCATACGACTGGCGAAGTTCGATCGCCAGTTCCTCTGCGGTTTTGTCCATTTCAACTTCCTCGGGTGGTGGCGCCAGAAAGGGCGCGCAGAAATGCCATGCCGTCTGCGCCCGGTTCCCCCGAGCCACATTTGAGATTGAGTCGGACGGCCCGCTCAACCTCGGAGTTGCTAAGCCCAAGGGCTTCCTTGAGCAGCAACTCCCACTCCCGCACTGTCAGCCGGCCCCCGGCCGCCAGTTTGGCGCGAAATTCGTTCGACTTTACCGCGGTAACCGTCGCGCGGCGGTTTGCCGGGAACGGGACTACGGATATTTCGTGCAGGTCAACCTCGGTCAGACGGTTAATCGATGAATTTTTTTCATCTGGCCGCTGCGAAATTGTGACATACCCAATAGACAACCCGCGCATACGCCGCTTTGAGAGCGCGCGATGAACACGGATCCCAAATGGGTCGTCAATATCAATGGTGCCCTTTACCCACAGCCCCTTACCGTCTTCGGCGATTTCATCCCATCCGCCAATCGGCACGTCGCCTGATTGGTGGCCGAATAGCATCAAGGGCGCCGTGCCCTCGCGTTTGTGACGAGCCAGGGATTTGGCGAAGGCTCCGGGCTCAACGACGTCGCCGTATGAGTCTGGGGCGCCGCCGAAGGTGCTGGCGTAACCCTCTATCACTCCGGCCTCGGTCGTTGATTTGACCTCAAGCTCGAATTCTTTGGTGTTCATACGACCTCACTTCTGGCGGGTAGTGCTGTTATCGGTACGTTTTGCATCTGCGTTCTCGGCTCGTCGCCCCCAGGCACTGGCGGCAAGTTCTCAAGACCTCGCACCTCGTTAATCGTCATCCACCCGTTAATAAGGCCGGACGCATAGAAATTGGACCGAGCCGCGCTGTCGCCGCGCAGTAGCCCTTCA